CTGAGTTTGCAAGTTATTTATTACCTGCTTGGTTTTTGGGTAAGAATCCGAATAAAAAGATAATACAGACCTCACATACTGCTGAATTAGCCGTTGGTTTTGGACGTAAAGTTAGAAACTTAATTGATTCAGAAGAATATAATCAAGTATTTACTGATGTAAAACTCAAAGCAGATAATAAATCGGCTGGACGATGGGCTACTAATAAGGGTGGTGAGTATTTTTCCATCGGTGTTGGTGGTTCTGTAACGGGTAAAGGCGCTGATTTATTAATTATTGATGATCCGCATTCAGAACAAGAAGCAAAATTAGCGGCTCATAAACCAGATATATTTGATTCAGTATATGAATGGTATACGTCAGGGCCGCGGCAGCGATTACAACCTGGGGGCGCTATAATTATTGTAATGTGCATGACTGGGGATACCCCAGTTTTGATGGCAGACGGAACGGAAAAGCCTCTAGGCGCAATAAGAAAAAATGATCTTGTAGCTACCTTTGACAAAGGATTGCTAACCACAAGCAAAGTCAATAATTGGCGATCAAGTGGTGTTGATGCCATATACAAAATACAAACACGATCTGGTAAAATACTCCGTGCAAACAAGAGGCATCCGTTTCTTGTTATGAATGAAGGAGTCTTGGAATGGACCAGATTGGAACAACTGAGGGTCGGGGATTTACTTGTATCGTTGAAGGGTGCGGCAGGCCGTCAAGGTCAAAAACAAAACCTGGCATGTGCGGACCATGCCAATCAAAAGAAAGCTACCACCGAAAAAACCCTGATGCACCACGCAGAGAGCTTGGGTATCACGGAAAATGGAAAGGTAAAACGTGTTCTGAAGAAGGTTGCGAGAAGCCTGTTCACTGCGATGGGGTATGCAACGACCACTACGCCAAAAAATACTGGGCTTCAGGCAGGGGGCGTAGAGACGCAGAGTCCAGCAGGGCAGCGCGGATCAAATCTAGGTACGGGATTACTGTCGATCAATACGATGCAATGGTTGCAGAGCGCAATAACAAATGCGATGTATGCGGTGAGCCCCCATCAACAAAAAATACACGCGCCCATTGGAATGGGAAATTGTGCATTGACCACTGCCACGATACCGGAAAGGTTAGAGGGCTCTTATGTAACGACTGCAACCTCACAGTTGGATACGGAAAAACTCCGGGCATACTTGAACGAGCTGCATCGTATCTCAGATTTCACAGTGGACCCAATAATATCGATTGATTCCGATGGACAGGAAGAAGTTTTTGACGTTGAAATTGATCGCACAGAAAATTTCATAGCAAACGGTGTAGTTAGTCACAACACCAGGTGGTCGTTGAGAGACCTTACGGGCCAAGTTATTAAAGCAAGTCAAACAAGAGGTGGTGATGATTGGGAGGTGATTGAATTACCTGCGATTATGCCGTCTGGTAAACCTGTTTGGCCTGAGTTTTGGAAGTTAGAGGAGTTACTGGCGCTTAAAGAGGAGTTGCCGGTAGGTAAATGGAATGCTCAGTACCAGCAACAGCCGACGGCTGAGGAAGGTGCGATTGTTAAGCGAGAGTGGTGGAAGGTTTGGGAGGGCGATAGGCCGCCGCCATGTGATTTTGTGATTCAGAGTTGGGACACGGCGTTTCTTAAGCACAATAGGGCTGACTTTTCTGCTTGTACTACATGGGGTGTGTGGACGACAGAGGAGGGAGAAACGAATATCATCTTGCTGGATGCGTTTAAGGACCGATATGAATTCCCTGAACTTAAGCAGAAGGCTTATGAAACCTACCGCGAGTGGGAACCGGATGTATTTTTGGTTGAAGCCAAGGCAGCAGGAAGCCCGTTGGTCTTTGAACTCAGGAGGATGGGTATACCGGTCAGCGAGTACAGTCCTACCAAAGGAAACGACAAGATCGTGAGGCTCAATGCTGTATCGGATCTGTTTGCTTCGGGGCGGATCTGGGTGCCGGAGCGTAAGTTTGCGGATGAGTTGATTGAGGAAGTCGCAGCTTTTCCTTCGGGCGAGCATGATGACCTAGTAGACTCGATGACCCAAGCCTTATTACGCTTTAGGACGGGCGGTTTTTTAAGCCTGCAATCAGATGATGAAGACCGCGAGCCGATATACCGGCGCAAGGTTGCTTATTACTAGGAGCCGACATGCCAATCGACCCAGAAAAGTACAAACATCTAACTTCAGACAACAAAGACCTGAAGGTTGACTACCGGCCGCTTAACTTTGAAAGGCTTTTGGCTGCAAAAGCATTCCGCGTAACTAATCAAGGTGACGAATCAGGCGGTTTTAACAAAGATCCGACTAAAGGATTTTCACTCGTCTCTGCATACAATGATTCGATTGGTCAAGGAGGGGGGACGGCTAATTGGCCAGACAATCCTGCCTTTCACAAGGTTGTTAAAGAGTTAATGACTCAACGTCCTCATGACATAGGTGCACACAAATACATGCAGATTATCCAATCGGCTAAAGACATGGGTCTAACGGATGACGATATTTACATGAGATCGCCACAGCGAGTGCTTATGCCGCAAGGTTACAAGCATGGCGGGAATGTTGCTTTAATTTAGGAGCCGAGATGGAACCTGCACTTTATCCTGCGCCATTAGGTCTTGATGCCGCCATGGAACAACCCACGGAAGTGGAGATTGAAATTGAAGACCCAGAGAGCCTGTCAATTAGCGCCGATGGCGTTGAAATCATATTTGAAGCAGAGCGTGATCAGCCCGAAGAGCATGATGCAAACCTTGCGGAATACATGGATGACAGGGAGCTTCAATCGATTGCCGGCGATTTACTACAAGATTTTGAAACCGATCAATCGGCAAGGAAAGAATGGGTAGATACGTATGTTGATGGTCTGAAATTATTAGGACTTAAATACGAAGATCGAACAGAACCATGGCCCGGGGCGTGTGGTGTTTTTTATCCACTGCTATCAGAAGCGGCTGTAAGGTTCCAAGCTGAATCCATTATGGAAACATTCCCCGCATCGGGGCCGGTCAAGACACAGATTATTGGGTCATTGACCAAAGAGAAGGAGGATGCGGCAGAAAGGGTGAAGGACGATATGAATTATCGTCTAACCGAAGAGATGCCAGAGTACAGACCAGAGCATGAAAAGATGCTTTGGTCATTAGCCTTGGCAGGATCGGCATTTAAAAAGGTTTACTACGATCCATCACAAGGCCGGCCGGTTGCTATCTTTATTCCTGCTGAAGATATTGTGGTGCCTTTTGGCGCTACGGACTTGCGACACGCTGAGCGCATTACGCACATTATGCGTAAGACAGAAAACGAAGTACGCAAATTACAGCATGCAGGGCTATGGCGTGACATTGATCTAGGCGAACCCACAACGGCGCTGGATGATATTGAAAAGCGCAAGGCGGAAGAGCAGGGTATGTCGGCCACCATGGACGATCGCTACCGCATTCTTGAAATGTGTGTAGACCTTGACCTGCCAGGTTTTGAAGATTCAGACAAAAACGGTCCTACAGGTATTGCCCTACCCTATGTTGTAACCATCGACAAGGGTACAAGCAAGATACTGGCTATCCGTAGAAACTGGTATGCCGATGATCCGTTAAAGCTTAAGCGTATGCACTATACGCATTACATCTACATCCCGGGTTTTGGCTTTTACGGGTTTGGCTTGATTCATTTGGTTGGTGCTTTTGCTAAGTCGGGCACTTCATTAATTCGTCAGCTTGTTGATGCTGGCACGTTATCCAATTTACCCGGCGGCTTGAAATCACGAGGGCTGAGAGTCAAGGGTGATGACACACCGATTAGCCCGGGGGAGTTCAGAGATGTTGATGTGCCTTCTGGATCTATAAGGGACAACATCCTACCGCTTCCTTATAAAGAGCCAAGTCAGGTTCTTTACCAGTTGCTACAAACAATTGTTGCAGAAGGCCGCCGTTTTGCTGCGACGGCTGATATGCAGATTTCGGACTTGTCCGCGAATACGCCGGTTGGTACGACGCTTGCAGTGCTGGAGCGGACATTAAAAGTAATGTCTGCTGTACAAGCAAGGCTTCATTACTCTATGCGGCAGGAGTTCAAACTACTTGCAGCCATTATTAGGGACTACACACCAACTGAATATAGCTATGATGTTGATGCGCCAGGCGGCCGGTTAGTTAAACAAGCTGATTACGATATGGTGGATGTAATCCCTGTATCAGATCCTAATGCAACAACACTTGCCCAACGGGTAACGCAATATCAAGCTGTGTTGCAGCTTGCTGCTCAGGCCCCCCAGATCTATGACATGCCAGAGTTGCACAAGCGGATGTTGGAAGTGCTAGGCATCAAAAACATTGACAAGCTAATACCGGCAGCCAAGGCAGAACAGCCGAGAGATCCCGTGTCTGAGAACATGGCCATTCTTAACATGCAGCCTGTTAAGGCATTCATTTACCAAGACCATGAAGCGCATTTGGCTGTTCATATAGCAGCGACGCAGGACCCTGTTTTGCGACAGCAAGTGCAGCAAAACCCCATGGGTGGCCAAATGATGGCGGCTGCTATGGCTCACATTAATGAGCACATGGCATTCTTGTACCGTAAACAGCTTGAGCAGCAACTAGGTGTACCGCTGCCACCACCTGATACGCCATTGCCCGAAGATTTTGAGGTGGAAATATCAAGACTTGCAGCACGCGGCGCCCAGCAGCTACTGCAACAGCACATGGCTGAAGCCCAGCAGATGCAGGCTCAGCAGCAGGCTCAAGATCCGTTGATACAGATGCAGCAAGCGGAGCTGCAACTAAAGCAGCAACGTGAAGCAAGGGAGGCGGCAAAGGATCAGGCTGACATTATGTTGAAGGCCAAGGCCCAGCAAGACAAAGTCATGCTAGAGCAGCAAAGGATTCAAAGTATGAATCAAATAGCAGAGCAGAATATTGCGGCCAAGATGATTGATAAGGCGGCGGATATTCAGCATGACAGATCAAGGATCGGCAAATGAATTACGATGAAGCTATTGAGCTA